GGTATAATCACAATGGATTGAGAAGATTCGGATACTTGTAAGATGTGCATCGTACCTAAATAACTCTAAAGTGAAAGTTTATTCCAAAAAGAAAGGGGGCATAAGCCCCCTCTCCTCGTTTAACACACCTATTAAGGATTGATCTGCGTTCCGCTTACGGTCACTCCCGCAGATGCCAATGTAGCATCCAAGAAGTTAGCAGGTACTTGCTCTTGGGCAGTCAAAGTAAGGGTATAACCACTCAAGTCACCCATCGCTGCTCCCGTTACAATAGTACCTCCTGTGACTTCAGCTCCGTGAAGCAATCCCATTACAAAGATATTGCTATTGTAGTCCTCTACAAAGACATGAGGACGGCCATAAGCCATCAATTTCAATTCTTTGTGGGTAGCCTTGTCCAACTTGGTGAAAGTCAAGTTCAAAGTCTGCTCAAAGAAAGTCGTTCCATTCTCACGAGAAGAGGTGATGGTCTGCTCAAAAGAAGAGTTACCCTTCACATCATACTCATAAGCCGTAGGAGTGCCACCGAAAGAATCAATAGCATCGGTGTTAGTGACATCATAGGTGATAGCACCCAAGTCACCATAATTAACGAAGTAAACGGCCTTAATGCCACCTACTACATCTTTACAAGGGACTGTCCGTCCCGTACTCAAATCACACGCCATAGTTATTTAAAATAAAAAAGGAGAGCGAGGGTATGCCCCAAGCCCTCCTTTGGGTTAGTCAATTTCAGTTAATTAGGCGTAGTAAACGATATCTGCACCAACTCCGTGCTGAACACCTGCGGTGAAACGCATTACAACACGAATGTTATCAGATCCATCCAAGTCAGCCATATCAAGAACCTTCACCTCGTTGCGGTCGGAAGCAAGTCCTGAACCGAAGAACAAGTTAGAAGATTGAGCAGCAACCATCTTGTTAGATGCCAAGCCATTTACCATAGCGACACGGATGCCGTCAAAGTACAAAGGCTGATCGCCATACCACATAGTTCCTTTGTTCTCAATACCTGAAGCACCCAAGCCCGAAGCACCGAATCCACCCAAAGCGCGGACATAAGCCTTCGCAACATTTTGAGGAACATAGATGGTCAAGTCTTCCTTGCCGTAAAGAGCAGCGGGGATAGCATCAACTACCTTACCCATCTCCGTGATAACATTGGAAGCATCTACTGAAGTACCAACAACATCAACAACATCACCATCAGCAGCCAACAAAGTTTGGAAGCCGTCAAACTCACCTGCCGTAGCGTTCACGCCTTGCCAAATATTAGTTTCAATCTTTTGAGCAACTTTACCCGCAACATGAGCGATCAAGAAGTCAGAGAAGTCAGCGGGAAGGTTGTCATAAACGGAGTAGCCCATTTGTGCGCCTTGCCAAGTAGACAAGAAGTCCTTACGGCAAAGTTGCAAGTTCACTTGGAACTCCTCAACAGTCAATACACGCTCGGTCAAAGTCAAGGTAGAGGTAGGAGTGAAATCGCAAGTAGCATCCTTAACGATATCGTCCGTTCCAACCTTTTGAATCACTTGCTTGTAGTGAACATTAGGCATAATCTCAACAAGACCCTTGTCAAGAGTGTCTGCGCTCAAAAGAGCAGCAGCGATGTACTTACTCGCAAATTCACCTGCGTAAGTAGTCGTGATAGAAGTGGTCGTAGCCATTTTTTATTTTGATTTATTATTTGTTCAATTTTGAAAGAACTCGGTTCATAGCGGTTTGGGGTTTGCGTGTTGCAAACTTAACCTCCGCTTTAGGCGCAACTTCGGGGTTGTGCTTGATGGGTTTAGCAGCAGATTGAGAAGACAATTCCGTTTTGAGTTCATTGTTTTCTGCTTCAACTGCGCTCATCTTTTCTTTGTAAGAACCCATCTCTTCACGGATAGCGGAGAGTTCGGCTTTTACTTCCTCAATGATGGGCATAACGATTGCCTTGATTTTCTCCTCCATCGGCATCTCTTCGGCAAAATGTGTTTCAGTCGTGTGTGACTCAACAATCTTCTTGGGGTTGGATGGAGCATCGGCCTCCAACTCTTCAACGGGTTCAGCAGCAACTTCGGCTACCTCTTCCTCTACCTCTGCTTCGGCTGATTTGATTTCAGCAATCACACCCTCTTCGGTAACATACAAAACATTTCCGTCAGCAAGGGTATACTCGCCAACAGGAAGAGCGATGCGGTCTTCTTCATTTACGATGAATACCTCATTGCCTACTTCAAACGCCTCTGCCTCAAGCACAGTTCCGTTCTCAAGATTCATTTGGGCAAATTTGACCTCTACAACTGCCTCCTCTTTAACGGAAGACAACTCGGTCATAATGCGCTTCAATACTTCGGTTGCTTTCATAACTAATTAAATAATTGATTTTGATTTTGAAATTACATTTTTAGATTGAACCCATATAAGAATTCAAAGCGGTATACAATTCATTGGCCTTGTCATCTATTGATGCACCGCCATAATGAAGCGAGATGTAGTCGGTGAAGAAATTGGATGCGGGTAGCTTGAACCCATCTTGGTCAAACCTATTCGTTGCACCAACATATATCTCTCTTGTGTTTGGGGAGGAATAGGATGTTGGGAATACGGGTTCGCCTCCTAATACATTGGTGTATAGTTGGCGGTATCTTGAATTTACAAGGCTTCCGTTTGAGTAAATCTTGTTCGTTTGATACCAAGAAAATGTTACATCCGTATAATACTTCGGCTCTTTGGTTGAGATATGGATGTGACCCGATATGCTATTGGTTGTCCACACCGTTTCGTATGGCTCAATAAAACTCCCTATTTGCGCCGTGTTTGAATCACCAAATACCCATCCACTAATCGCTCTAATTCCATAATTGTAACCCTTGTTTATCGTAGAGGCCACATTTTTATATGCGCCATAAGGGATATATTCCGTACCACCACTTACATCAAGAGCATTTAAAAGCCATACTCCATTAGAGGAGTTCGTAGGTGTCATCTGCTCCGCATCAGAGTATGGAATGAAATTGGTATTCAGATAGGATGAGCCGTCTGACTTGAATCCGCTATTGGATGTGAAGATGGTGCTTCCTACTTTGGTTGCTTGGTACTTGTTCGGGTCTTTCCAATTTATGGTTGCGAAGTCGCTATCTCCATCCGTTGCGAACATATAGAAGTAATCAAACGAACCCCAAATGCCATCTTTCTTTAAATCTACAATCAGTTGGTTTTGCAATGTCTTTTGTGCTTGACTTGGGGTTGTATATCCCTTTTGCTCTGCATAGTTTAAGATATTGGCATAGTCAACATCATAAGAGATGATTGTAGATGAGCCTTGACCTTGAAAACTACCCACGCCTTGCGCCCGTAAAGAGCCATCGCAACATTTACGAGAGTAGGTGTTTGTATCCCAACATAAACATCCACGCTTTGATCCTTTGGGAGATGAGCGAGATGGAATCTTTACATCGCCTTTCATAACTGATTTAGTTCTTTGAGTTTGCTTTCTGCCCAACGCTTACCCGCAAGGCCACCCCACAAAAGATAGGAGATAGTGCCACAGGCTTTCGTATCGCCCTCGTCATAGTATTCTTCCGCTCGTGATAGATACGAGTACATCCGCTTGATGGTTTCTATGCTGATTGGCTTTCCTTGTGCGAGTTGTTGCGCTCTGATCTTACCAACATCCGTAGCACACTTATTGTCTATCTTCTCGTTTAGCTCAATACCACGCTTTGCGTTATTGCTTACGGCTTTTGGATAATCGGAGTAAGATTCAAGTTCAGTTCGTTTTCCGCTTTTGGTACGCCCATCTTTTTTGATTATTGCGGTTATTTGAGATAGGATGAGTTTTGCCTCTTGCTCCTCAATAGACTCAAGCTCTTGCTTGGAGAAATTTACCTTGTCAACGAAATATCCCTCAATAGAAAAGCCTTTGACCTTTCCTGTCTTGACATAATTGTTCCAAATGTCATCGTTGTTTACCTTCATAGATACCATCCAAGTACCTACGGGCATCTCTAATCCATAGATGCGCGACTTGTCTTTCTGCTCGTCCTCAACAATCCAAGATTCCACTACGCTTAACCCTTGTAATTCGGCTTGGTGTTCTAATGTGGATTGGTTTTGATTGCCA